GTCGTATATTCGTACACAGACGAACAAAATACTTACATATATGAATAAGTTTCCAATAGTAACGGAGTTTGCTTCACAAGAAGTACCTAAGTTTTTAGAGAAAAAGAATAAGAACATAGTTTGGTTTGGTGCAGATAATATGTACCCTTACGAGCTAATAGACCTATATAATGATAGTAGCACTCATAACGCTATTGTAAATGGTAAAGTGGGTTATACAATAGGTAACGGATTAGAGGGCGATGACTTAGAGACTAAAAAATGGCTAAGCCAAGCCAATATAGACCAAGACTGGACTTCTTTAATGAAGAGTTTGTCATTAGATTACGAGATATTTAACGGCTATGCTATTGAAGTAATCAAAACTAAAGTAGGCAATCAGTATCATCATATAGACTTTGCAAACATACGTTTAGGATTAGACGGCTCAATACAATATGCTGATGATTGGATTACTGACAAAGGCACAAAAAACTCTAAGCCAAGTATTCAGTATTTAGAGAGATATAATCCAAGAGATGCAGAACAGAAAAGAGGTGTTATTTATCACGTTGATTATAGACCTAATCTTAAATACTATCCTTTGCCAGTTTATGTAGGTTCTTTAGCTGAGATTAAAACAGATGTACAGATAGGCGATTACTGGCTTAATGAGGTAGAGAATGGCTTTGTAGGTGGTACGTTAATACAACATAATAACGGAGTACCAGAAACCAAAGAAGAGGCAGAAACTTTTGAGAAATCATTTCAAGAGAAATTCGGTAAAGCTACTGGCACTAAAATAGTACACTTATTTAGCCCAGCTAAAGACAATAGTAGCGAGATTACCAGCCTTAATGGTAATGACCTACACGAAAGATATGTAGAAATGTCCAAAAGGGTTAAAGAATCTATCTTTATTGGGCATAGAGTTACTAATCCTATCTTGTTTGGTGTAAAAGAAGAGGGACAATTAGGAGCAAGAAACGAGCTTGACTTAGCGTATGAGATATTTACTAATACTTATATAGCCGAAAGACAAAATACGCTGCTTAGAACTATAAAGAAATTAGCATTTTACGAGATACAAAGAACAGATATTGAGATTATACCTCTTAAACCGATAGACGCTATTGACTTAACTTCTGATATTATCTTAGCTAACCTTGATAGAGAGGAAATTAGAGAGCTTATTACTGACCAAACTGGGTTAGAACTAAAGGAAGCTATTGAAGAGCCAGTAGGTATGTCTGAGGATTGTGGGTGTAATAAGTTTGATGACAACCCTTGTTGGGATGGTTACGAAATGATAGGTATGAAAGTATTAAATGGAGTTTTAGTACCTAATTGCGTACCAGAAAAGATGTCTAAAGACCTTGCTAAAATTGTAAAGGACGGCAAACCTTTATTTGATACAATAGAGGAGGCTGAGAGAGTAGCAAAAGAAATAGGTTGCGAGGGATATCACGAACACGATATAGACGGAAAGACTTGGTATATGCCTTGCTCATCTCATACAGAGATTAATGACAAGAATTTAGAGGGGTTTAACCATATAACAAAATTTGATACCTATAACGATTACCCAAAAGCAGCAAGTAGAAACGCACAAACTGCTTTAAATTGGGCTGAGAAAAATGGTTGGGGAAGTTGTGGTACACCAGTAGGTAAAAAGAGAGCTAATCAACTCGCAAAAGGAGATAATATAAGCCGAGATACGATAGCTCGAATGGCAGCTTTTGAGCGTCACAGAAAGAACTCAAAGAAAAAACTTGGAGACGGATGTGGTAGATTGATGTGGTTAGCTTGGGGAGGCGATGCTGGTGTAGATTGGGCTAAAAGAAAGCTAAAGCAGATAGATGCTGGTAAGATGTGTTCTTGTAGTAGCTTTTCTAAAGACGAAAATATAAGCCACTTATTTAAAAACATAGGGGTATTAGAGAAAGATTACGAGGTAATAGATAGTTTCAATATTAATTTTGATACAGATGGTAGCCCTATTGAGTTTGCTACTGAGGAACAAAAAACAACGCAAGAAGTATTAAACGCTTTAAAGAACAATCCTTTAATGACATCAGTTGAGTTAGCTGCTTTGTTAGGATTAGAATTTGAGGAGCTTATAGGGGCTATAAATGTGCTTAAAACTGCTGAATTAATTACCATAGAGGGTAGTGCTTTAGGTTTGACAGATGTAGGAGCAAGAATAGCAGATGCAATAGTATTGCCAGAGAGAGAAGTAAAGTATAGATATGAGCTTAGACCAGATGCACCAGCTTTATCAGAGGGGGGAAAGTCAAGAGATTTTTGTAAAGATATGATGGGAATGGGGAGATTATGGTCAAAGCAAGAAATACAGACTGTGTTAGATAATGGTATGAAGTCAAGTGGCATAGCAGATGTTACTAATGTTTGGTTAGCTCGTGGAGGTTGGTATAGACGACCAGATACGACTACCTCAGTACCTTATTGCCGACATATATGGAAACAAGTAATAGTTAGAAAAAGATGATATTAATAGTCAGCCCAGCTTTTGTTAAAGAAAATAGCGTACTGCATTATAATGTAGATGACGGATATTTGAAGCCTTTAATTGATAGTATTCAGAATACTTTTATACGACCAATTTTAGGTAGTGCTTTATTTGACGAGATACAAACACAAATAAAAAACAACAATGTATCTACGTTAAATGAAACTCTTATTAAGGAGTATATGAGAGATGCTCTTAAATGGGAGGTATGCCATAAGTATACAAGGATAGGTACATACAAGCTACGCAATAAAGGTGCTGGTACAAAGTCTGGAGATAACTTTACCCCTCTAAGCGAAGGCGAATTAGTAGTAGCTAAAAACATATATAAAGATAACGCTGATTTTTATAGAAGAAAATTGCAGTTATATTTGAAGGAGAATGAAGATAGCTACCCATTATATAAAACTCCTCCAAGTGGATTAGATGTAGTACACCCAGAACACGATACTAAATGGAGAAGCCAATTTATACTATAAATAAGGAAAAGAAATTAGAGAAATATGTCGAAAAGTTTGACCATAAAAAACATAAGGACAATAATGGAGGGGATAAAGGCAGAACATCCTCAGATAAACACAATCCTAAAGGGTAATATCTGGGACGTAGATTTAACAAAAGATGTTACTGGAAGCTACCTTATATACGATGTTGTCAATATTTCTCCTAATGGGTTTAACGGAATAGACTACTCGCTTGATATTTTCTTATGCGATAATGTTACAGAGATAAATACAGAGTCAAACGAGGTAAGTGTACAAAATGAGTGTTGCCTAATCGCTCTGGATATAATGAGCATATTTGAGAACTACAATAAGGCTTCATATGCCGACAAAGATATTGCTTTAGTACTGAATAAGAACTGGAGCATACAACCATTTACCGAAAGATTTGATAGTTTATATAGTGGGGCAGCGATTAGTATGTCGCTTAGCTCGGCTTGGGGTTATGCAAGATGTAAAGTACCAGTATGAGCATATTAAGTAAAGCAAGTTTAGTACAAATACCAAGTGGCTATGGAGAGGATAAACTCTATTCAGAAGTACCAAATACTGCTGCTGGAGATTTTACGTTTACAAGGGCTTCGAGTGGCACAAGGGTAAACGCTGATGGATATATAGAAGATGTCCCTTGGAACTTGTTAAACTATTCAGAAGAATTAACTGCTGCAAATGGATGGCGACAAACTTTAGGCTTAAC